AGATACGACAGCATCCCCTCGGTAGCCGTGCCGATCGCGGAGCCGCGCGCACCGGAGTCTGCGAAGTTCAGGACGGCCTGACTCATCAGATAGCCGTTCACGTCAGAGGCGGTAAGCACGTCACCGACAGCGAACGTCTTGAAGCCTTGACCGGACACTCTGATCCTCCTAGAACGCGAGGGCGCCGACGTCGAGTTGACCGTAGTCTACGTCGTCAAGGATCAGGAACGCACCCTCGTCAACCGGGCCGACCCGGAACGTCGTGCGCCATGTTCCCGACACCTGCCAGCGGTGATCGACCCCAAGCAGCACCGAGGTCTGCGTCTGCTGCGTAACACCGGGCGGGGTGAAGATCACCTTCACCGAGTCCCCAAGATCATGCTGGAGCGTCAGGGAACAGCCGCCGCCCGTCGCCGCTTGATCGACCGTCACCGACTTGACCGACGTCAGCGCGTCAGCCCGCCGCACCACCTCGTACTCGACCCGCTGCTGTGTGTCACTCTCGCTGGTCAACAGCAGTTCACCGAGTTCAAGTTCACGCAGCCCGTAGTCGGTGATCGAGTCGGTGTCGGACGCGATCACGGTGGAGCCGGTGTGGATCGCGCTGACCCGGTTGTAGACGTCCTCGATCCCGGCCTGCCTGCTGATCTCGACGAACGGGGTACAGGCGGTGCCGCCCGCGTCAGAGACGATCAGCCCTCCGGGGTTCTGGGCCGGGTTGTTCCGGTTGCGGAACGTCAGATCACCCTCTCGGTTGACGAACAGATAGCCGCCCTCGGAACGTTCGACGGTCTGGAGATACTGAAGGACGTTCCCTGACGCGGTGCCTGCGGCGAGAGTGCTGTCGCCCGTGTCGATCGCGCTGCCTGCCGTCCACGCGGTCGGAACCGAGTTCAGCACGTCGGTGACCCGCTGACCGGAGTCGGCCTGTGAGAACGCGGTGCCGCCGACCGGGAACTCTGCCAGAGCCAGACGCGCCAGACCGTCCGACGCGCTGACCGTCACCTCGGCGTCCCCACCGGGCGAGTAGTCCAGATCAAGATCGTCCACCCATCCGGCATACACCTGAACGCCGTCCGCGTAGACGTTGACCGGGCGGCGGGGTTCCACACCGGGGTACAGGCTGGAGGCGGTGTTCAGCGGGTCGAGCAGCCCGTCCCTGTTCCTGAGTGTGATCGTCGCCTGACCCGCCTGTGTAGGTTCGGTCTTCTCGTTCCGGCCCCTGCGGATGTTCAGGGACACAAGACGGTCGGTGACGTCTACGAGGGTTACGCCGACGCCCAGCACACCGGAGTCAAGACGACCGTACGTCGGGTCGTCAAGTTGGAAGGCGGTTCGCAGCGACGGGCCGCTGAACCCGATCTCGACCTTCGGGACGGTCACACCGTCACCGAAGCCGATAGGGGACCGTTGCGGCGGGTGTAGCGTCTGATCGCTTCGACCACGGCCTGCGGGTCGGCGCTGGTCACAGTCACGTTCACGATCGTCTGCCCGCGATCGTCGGCACGCAGCCCGCCGAACTCCGGCCGGTCGAACGTCACGGACGCGGTTGCGTCATGCGTCAGCCCTGCGGTCGCTGCGGACACCAGCCGGGACGACGCCGTGATCCCCTCCGCGAACCCTCGACCGACGTTCATGCCGAGGTCAGCGAACACGGTGGACGGCGACCGGATCCCGAGGGCGTGCTTGACCCCGTTCACGGTGTCGTCTATGAAGTTGCGGAACTTGCCAGCGAGCCACGAACCCATGTCCCTGATGCCCTGCCAGATACCCCGGACGAGGTTGCCTCCGATCTCGCGGAACGTCTGGATGTAGGAGCGGATCGTCAGCCCGATCTCGTCCAGCAGGTTCGTCCACGCCCGCTTCAGCGGCAGCAGGGCGTTCGCAACCCTAATGCCTAGGTTCTCGAAGAACTGGCCGACCGCAAGCAGCGCGTCGTCGAACCCGGCACGGAACGCGGCGGGGATGCCTCGGACGAACGCGGCGAGGCGGGCGATCAGCCCCGGCCCAGCCGTGTTCAGCACCCGACCGAACGCGGCGGCGAACGGGTCCCACACCCACGACTTCAGACCACTGGCGATCCTGCCGCCGAGGTTGTTCAGGGCTGTCGTGGCCCACGACAGCAGGCGACCGAGCAGCGGGATGCGCCCAAGTGCCCTCGCCAGCGCGCCCGCCCACTTCGCGGGTGCGAACATGATGCTGGCGATCCCGATCAGAACCGGCTGCCAGTTGTCTCGCAGCGACTGGAGCAGCGGGGTGTACCAGTCGGTGCCGAAGAAGCCGACGACCAGACCGGTGAAGAACTGAACGAGATACTGGACGGCTTCCATGCCGAGGGCGAACCAGTCGATGCTGGCGATGAACTCCTTGAACTTGGTCATAAGCGGCTCGGACAGACGCTTCAGTTCCCCGAACGCGGTTAGGATCGCCTCACCGAGCGCCTGACCGAGCGAGGTCGCGTCCGCTTCCGCGTTGAACTCTCGGAACGGGGTCGTCAGGGCGGTGACGAACGTCTCTGCCTCGCTCTTCACCTCGTCGAACTTGGTGCCAATGTTCTCGACCGCAGTCAGCACCGAGTCCTTGAAGTCGATGATCGGCTGCTTGAACCGCTCGTCGAACGCCGCCTTGAACTCGGTGCCCTTCTCGCGGGCGTTCGTCAGGAACGTCTCGATCCCGGTCACGACGTTGCCGACGAACGTCTCGATCTGCGGCCCCTTCTCCTGAAGGAACGCGACGACAGCCGACAGCGCCGGTTCCAGCCGCTGCCCGATCCCGAGGGCAACGTCCAAGAAGTTCGACTTCAGAAGGTCGACCTGCGCGCTGAACGACTCCAACTGCTTGGACGCAACCGTGTCCGTGAACCCTGACGCCGACCGCAGTTCCGTCTCGTAACCGGCGATAGCGTCGGACATGCCGAGTAGGGCTTGGATCGCGCCGAGCGACTTGTCGCTGAACCCCAACTGAAGCAGCGTGGCCTTCTGTGTCGCGTCGGACATGCCGTCCAGCAGACCTTCAAGGTCGGCAACGATCGCGCCGAGGTTCCGCATCTCGCCCGCGGCGTCGAACACCTGAACCCCGGCTTCACGGAAGGCGTCGGCGTTCTGAAGCCCCTTGGTCGTCAGATCGCGAAGGACGATCGCCAACTGGGTGCCCGCGTAGTCACCCTTGACACCCTGATCAGCGAACGCTGCGAGGACGGCGACGCCTTCCTCCACGTCCTTGCCGAGTGCGCGAAGTGCGGCGGCAGCCTTGTTCGTCAGGGACTCGGAGAACTGCTGGACGGATGCGTTGGCGAGAGTGTTGGCGCGAACCAGCACGTCGGACACCCTCGCCATGTTCTCCAAGTTGGCAACGGCGTCGTCCCTGACCGTCAGCCCGAGGGCCGACTGCGCGTCGGTCAGAAGGTCGGTGGCGAGCGCCATGTCGAACATGCCCGCCTGCGCGAACCGGGCCACCTGCGGCATCGCCGCGATGGACGAGGCGGCGTCCAGACCGGCTGACGCAAGGAAGAAGTAGGACTCTGCCGCCTGCTCTGCGCTGAACGTGGTCGTCTTCGCCACGTCACGAGCCGCAGTCTCCATCTCGGTTCGCAGCGCGTCGCTGACGTCCCCCATGATCGCCAGCGACTGGTTGAGCGCCTGATCGAACTTGGCGAACTCTCGGACGCTGAACGCCGCCAGCCCGCCGATCGCCGCCGTGGCAGCACCGATCGCGGCTGTCGCCTTGGCACCGAACGAACCGAACTTGGTCTCGGCGCCGCCCAGCGCCTTGTTCAGCCCCTTGGCGTCACCTGTGATCAGGATCGAGATCACGCTGCTACGGCGTGCCATGTCCTACCTCACAGTCCGTTACGGCGACGGATACGGCTGACGTGATCCCGGAACGTCTGGATCACCTGCGACTCTCGGCGGTCCATGGCCTCGTAGAAGAACGGCTGGGAACGGATGTTCCTCGCGGGCCAACCGAAGTGTATGGGACCCGCATACGGAACACGCTTGTAACCGGCGCGCACCACACCGCGCGTCTTGGTTCCAGAGTGACGAACCGTGCCGCGCAGTTCCCCGGTGACCACAGGCACCCTCGGGCGCGAGGCGTCAGCCACGATCCGGGCGGCGCGATCGTGCGCGTCGGCAAGTTGGTTCAGCGAGTCGTCACCGAGGCGCTTCAGGTCGCGGCGCAGTTCCCGAAGTCCGATAACCCGAACCTGCGCCCTGCCTGCCATTAGCGCTTCGCCGCCTTCCGCGTCTGCCTGTCGCGGTCAACCAGCACCGCGACGATCGCCCGCAGAAGGTACCTGTCGGCAAGCAGTTCGGACGGCGCGATCCCAGTCTCTACGGCAACCTGTGCCACCGTCCATGTCACAGACTGCCGATCTAGGGGTGGTCGTCAGCCTCGATCATCTCGACGTCGGCAACGTCCTCCAGCCAACCGTCGAACGGCTTGACGACCTGACCGGAGTCCTTGACCGAACGCCACGCCAGCCAGTAGATGTGTTCGGCGCGCTGCTCGGTCTGGAACGCCTTACCGATCCCCATACCGAACTGACGCTCGAACTCGACTACCGTCTTGGGCTTGACCTCGTACTCTCGCGCACCATCAGCCGTGGTCACGCGCAGGTTGAGACTGATCACGCGCTAACTCCTTATGCGGTCGCCCGCGTCACGACACCGGAGACGGGCCACGTCACCGAGGCGGTGGCGAGTTCACCGACCGCGCCGGACAGCGGCATCCACTCGGTGATCAGCACCGTGCCCGAGTACTTCGGGTTGGTCGCGCCGATCGTGGTGCCAGCCGGGTAGATCTCGAACGCGGCGGTGCCACCGACCAGCGGGGCGATCGTCGCGTCCACGGACGCGGCGGCGAAGTCCTGATGGAAGTCGAGGCTGATGGACGAGTCCTCCAGCCCGGCGACGCGGGTGCGCCCGCTGTCCCCGAACGCGGTCGTCTCGATGTCCTCGAACTCGGTGCTGATCTCGACCGAACCGACGTGATCCGAGAGGTCGACACCGCCGATGGTCACGTTGACGTCAGTCAGTACCAGACGCGCCATGCTGCTCAGTCTCCTGCGGTGCGGCCACCGCCTCGTTCTTCCGTGAGGTCGGGGTCAGATGCCCTGCCTCGACCAACGCTGGGATGTTACAGGAGGCGAGGTCGTCAACCGACAGTCGGGTTCCCGCCGCCCACTTCAGCCGGTCGCTGACGACCGTCCATGTCTTGCTCACGCGATCACCTCCACGACGAACTCGCAGCCGAGGTACACCTGCTCACCGAAGTTCACGTTACCGTAGTTCCGCATCTCTACCACACGGCAGGTGTCAGCCACGCCGCCGAGGGTGCGGTCGTCCTCGATCGCCTTCTTGACCGACCCGGTGCCGTAGATGTAGGCGTCAAGGTTCCGCTGGCTGGCCCGGTCGTCAGCCCGACCGACGATCACCTGAACCAAGAAGAACGAGGTGTCCGCACCCCGGTTGGCGTTCAGGTCGTACTCGACCCGTTCAGGGAGGACGAACGCGATCGGCGGCCGGATCGCGTCCGGCTGCCATGCGGTCGCCCGCAGTCCGGTGATCGTGGCGAGCCGGGTCGTCAGCCCGTCGCGCAACTGCGCCATGCTGGGCATCAGGTGAACTCGATCTTCCGGTACGGGTCGAGCAGCATCGCCACGTCAGCGTCGACCTTGTAACTGACCCGGACTATCCCCATGTCCCCGAACCCGGCGACGCCGAGGGGTGAGTCGTAGCGGGAGAACAGCCGTGCCGACTGGATGATCGCCGCCTGCTTCACGTTCTGCGGGACGGCGGGCCAACCGAAGGTCGCCTCGACACGGACGGTTGCCCGGTGCGACTTGCCGAGGGGCCAGTACCCGTCCTCCAGAGGAACCAGCCGGGTGTAGGGCCACGACTGTCCCGCCGCGCGACCGTTCAGCGGCTCGGCCTGCCAGTCCACCCCCGGTACCAGAGTGGTGCCGAACGAGTAGTCCAGATCGTCGTCGATCTTCACGCTGACGATCGTGGTCGCGTCGTCTATCAGCAGACTCTCGTAGCGTCCGGTCGGGGCGTAGTCGCGGGTCGCGGTCCCTGACGCGGCGGCGAAGTCACGACCGCAGTAACCGTCGATGAACCGGGACGCGGACTCGATCACGCCGTTCAGCAGCGCGTCGTCCACGGCGTCGCTGATGTTCATGGCCGACTTGACGTCAGCGAGGGAGCAGTAGGTCACCATGCGGTCAGTCTACAGCCAGCCGTAGAACCGGGACGGGTTCGACTCGACATGGGCGGCGACCGCCTCTGGGCCGCTGACCGGCACCCTTCCGACGTTGCCGTTCGTGATCACCTCGCACCCGGCGATCTCTGCCTCCACGCAGGCGGCTGGGCAGGGGTCGTGGTCGTTGGCTAGCAGGACGAACCATGAGGCCCGGCTCATGGCGTCCAGCACCTCTGCCCTCGGACGGTTGGTCAGCGCACGGAACGGCACCCCTCGGTCGGCGGCCCAGAGGCGCGACTTGAACAGACCCTTCTGCGGGTGATCGCGCGCCGCCCACAGCGCCGTCCCGTCCCTGACACTCTCGCGTCTGATCTCCGAGGTGTCGAACCAGCCGGAACACTCTTCCCCGTCCGGCGCCCACGGGTACCAGAGACGCTGCTGGGCTGACACCCAGACGAGTGGCGACGCGGCCTCCAGAACCGGCAGAACCCTCGGATGCTGCTTGGACATGACCCAGACCAGCGGTCTGTGCCGAGCAAGGGTCTGTAGTTGACTGTCAGAGACGAGATCGAGTGACCCCACGATGGTTCGATCGACTGACTTCAGCGCGTCTAGAGCAGCGTCGTAGCGCGGATCGACGTAGACCCACTCTATCTCCGCAGGAGCGCGACTTCTCATGGCGTCCTGTAGCAGTTCGGCGCCGCCCGCATACCGGCCCGGAAGCAGCGCCGTGTTCTCTGCGGTCGCGTCGTCGTCGCGGGGCCATTGGTGGGACACCCACGCGACCCTCACGCCGCAAGGCTCCTGATCAGGTCGGGCCACCGCTTCAGGACGACGTTCTTGGCGGCGTACTGACCGACGTGGCTGATCGCCTTCTGACTGCGCCCACCGCCCTCCTTGTACGCCTCACGCAGCGCGGCGACGATCGCGTGGACGTGCGGACGGAACCAGAACGCACCCTGCTCCGGGTCCCACTCCGGTTGACCCTCGACCTTCCAACTGTCCGGGCCGAGCAGTTCCGGCGTCGCCGCACAGTCAGACCCGATCACCCGGGTGCCGCACGCCTGCGCCTCCACCGTCGGGATGCCGAACCCCTCGCCCATGCTGACCGCAAGCAGCACGTCAGCCCTGCTGTACAGGCGCGCCAGCATGTCTTCCGAGTACGCCCCGATCCGATACGGGTACGCGCCGGGGAACGTCAGACGATCCTTCGGGATCCCTGCGGCTTCAGCGAGGGCTGGCAGGTCGATCCCGAACGGGGTGACCGGCTCGGTGTGGATGTAGGCGACCGCGTCAGGGTGATCCTTCAGGAACATGGCAAGGGCCAGCAGGTTCTCGGACCACGCCTTACGGGTCGGGGCGCGCCCCTTGTTCGCCGCGTTCATCATCACCACGAAGGCGTCCTGCGGCACGTCCAGCAGGTCGTCAGCCGCCGCACGATCACGCGGACGGAACACGTCCTCGAAGGTGTGCGGGATGTAGGTCGCCTGAACGTCCAGCCGCTCCAGAGCGTCACGCCCGAACCGGCTCATGGCGATCGGCGCCACGTTCGGCTGCCGCAGCCAGTTCAGCACCTTCGGCGGCACGGTCATGTGGTCAAGCGGCACCCACGACGCGATCGCCGGAACCTCACGCAGCGAGGGTGCCGTCAGCACCCAGACGTCATACAGGGTCACCAGCAGGCTGGGCCGGTCAGGATTGCGGCGCGACCAGTCCTTCCAATGCGCCGCGATGGTGTCCTGCGAGTACCCGTCGTAGCCTCTCGGGTACACCGGGCACGGGCTGCCGCCCTCGGTCACGTCCTGAACGCCGACGCCCTCTAGACCGTAGTTCGACCCGATCGAGACTGGGAAGCCCTGATCGGCAAGACGGTGGGCGACAGCCTTGGTCTGTGTGCCGTATCCGGTCGGGGCGTGGGGCGAGTTCGACCACCAATGGACGGCAGGGTTCACGGCGCAGGCTCCGATCCGCGCAGGGTGTCCGGGGGCGGGAGCGCCTGCGCTCGCTCACCGCCCCCGGAACCCTAGCAGGGATCAGGCCGTGCCGCCGATGAAGTGCTTGACGTTCGCGGACTGCCCGAGGTCGCCGTCCAGACGCACGGTGGCGCGGAACGTGATCAGGTCCTGATCGAACGCGAACTGCTCGGAGCGCGCGATCTCGACCCCGCCGACCCGACGGATGTGGTAGGACGAGAAGTCACCGAACAGCACCGACTTCACCGCCGTGCCGACCGCCGCCACGTCCGGGTTCTCGATCACGCGGAACCCGAGCAGCGAGTCCGGCGTGCCGACACCCGGCATGTAGAGGTACTGACCGGCGTCGTCCTTCAGGCGACGGACCGCACCCAGCGTGGCGCGCCGCATCATGAACCCGACACCGGGCTGACGTGCCACGGCGCTGTCGACCGAGTGCGCGAGGTCGATCAGGTCGTCCGCGGTGAACGCGCCCGTGACGCCCGTGCCGCCCGTCTTGCCGAGCGAGGACGCCGTCACGATCCCGTTCGGCTGGACGGTGCCCGTGCCGAGGGTCAGCGCGTAGTTGACGGCGGTGCCGATCGCGTGACCGAACTGGCGGCCGAGGAACGACTCAAGGTCGATCCCCGAGTCCTCCAGCAGTTCCCGCGACACCTGAAGCAGCGTGCCGTACTTGTGGGCGCGGAGGGTGAACGACTCGAAGGTGGGCTCGGACTCACCGAACTGCGCGGCCTCGGCGGTCGCCGTGGCGTTGCTGAACGCGGTCTGACGCGGCACCTTGATGTCGTTGCCCATCGCGGTGGTCAGGATCGTGGCGATCCCCGGCTCCAGCATCGGGCCGGCGTAGATCAACTGCTCCTGAAGGACGTCGTAGAAGCCCTGCGGGACCACGGCGCCGTCGTCGGTCGTGTTCAGGTCACGACGCTCGAAGGTGGCGCTGCGGATCTCGCCGCGCGCGAGGGCGCGCAGCACGTCCGCGTCGGACTCCCGCTTCGGGGCGGGCTGGGTCGTGACCTCGGGGATCCGCATCTCGGCGGCGCGAGCCTCACGCTCGGCGTCCGCGCGCAGCGTCTCGATCACCGTGGCGCGGCGGTCGAGGTCGCTGTTGATCCGGTCGTAGGTCTCCTGCTCCTCAGCCGTGAGGTCGCGGTTCTCGGCGGCGGCGGTGTCGAGCAGCGCCTTGGCCTGCTCCCACGCCTGCGCCCGCGCCTCCTGCTGACGCTTGATGTAGCCGTCCATGTCGGATGAACTCCAGTACTCGTCGGGGTGTCAGGGTCCCGTGGGTAGGGCGCGCGACCTGCCGACTGTACAGGACGTTCTGCTTGCTACATGCGGACGCCCCGGCTGGGTGCCGGGGCGATCACGCAGGGTCAGATGCCGAGCGTCTCGGAGACGAGCAGCATCTCGATCACCTCGTCGAGCGTGTTCGCGGCGAACCCGTAGCCGCCCACGCTCTTGACCCGGTAGGTGCGGTCGACCTTGTAGAGCGAGCCGAGGATGCGGCCGCCGTAGGTGATGGTGCCGTCCGCGATCACGAGCGCGGTGCCGTCCACGTTGAGCATCATGGTTGTCCCCCGGTTGTCGGTGTGGGCGTCGGTGTTCATGGTGTAACACTACGACACGGACAGCGACTTGTCAACCCCGGAGGCGGGTCAGACTAGACGACCTTCTTCGCAAGTAGCGACGTCTGCTTGGACTTGATCCC